TAAACAAGTCAATTAGATCTTCAATGTCGGAGCGAATTCCTTGGTTGTATGCCATGCTTCCAGAATCTCCTCCCTTTGCAAACAAAAGATCCATCAAAGGTTCTCGTTTTGCTTGCAACATATCAGCGGTGTCAAAGTCTCCTCTCGACATAGCGCGACCTTCGCCCCGTACATTCCTAAGCAAATCTCCGCCCTTTTTACCTAGCTCAGGATTTATGGCTCGTCTAAAGGCAATTAGTCTAGCAAGAGGTGACATTGATTTATCCGTGTGTAATTATTCGAGAAGAGGAACGAGCCATACCAGTGACTTCTTCCTTGAGTTGCTTAAATGATTCTCCCCCCATTGACTCAGGGATAAATGCATCTGCGCCTGATTGTACACGACGAGCGGAATCTTCCAAGCCCAGTTTCTTAAGTCGCTTGATAGCGTCTTCCTTTTCAGCAATGCCATCCTGCTGATCCAGACGCTCTTGGTACCTGCGACGCTTGATCTTTTCGTGCATGTCCTTGACCATTTCGTCAGCCAGCTTGCACCTAAATCGGAGGTCTTCCATGGTGGGGCGACCCTCCTGATACATGTCTGGGGGGTGGGGCATACCCTCGAGTTCAATGCAAACCCGGATGCCATCGCTGTCATCGTACACCCACTCAGCCAGAACGAATGATCCAACCTCTTTGTGGTGGTAGACAAACAAGCGGTCCCGACCAGTCAGTCGGCGTACCGCTTTGATCCATTCACCATCAGGCAAAACTTCGTGTCGCTCGTCCATACAGAGGTGGCTTTCAACAGCCTCCTGACGAGCATCAAATACGATTTCCATTTCCATGTCTGTTCCCTTGAGTTACCACTTCTTGCAAGACCAATAACGTGCGCTCATCTTATCCTTGGCAGTAGCGCAGTTGTGGCGAGCACGGAAAGATTTACGCCGACCCGGACGATTCTTTTTGATCGTCATGTTGGCATCACCGTACCGGATGATCTTTTCCCTACCACCTTGACAAGCCTTGACTACAAACTTCTTGGTCTTGGTTCGCTGGTTCCGTGGCTTGTTGCAAGCCATCTTTTTCTTGTCAACTTTTGCAGCCATTATCTACCTAACATTTGGATTTGTAAGCAAGTCAATAAGAGAAGGCACCCCTCGGTCTCGAACCTCTTCCCCTCGCCTAGCTTGCCTAAGCATATTGCTTATTGAATTCTGACCCATTTTGTCTACGAACCGTGCTGCATCGGGATTACTGTTAAACAGGTCTCCCGTTATTCTGCCTGCCAAGTTGCGAAGTTGTCTTTCACTAGGGGTAATTAGATCTAAAAGTTGTTTGTCGTTTCGGCTAGGACGTTTAGCGAGTCTTTTTAACAAAGCCGCAGTTAAATCTTCCCGGCTACCTTTAGGTGAATGAGGGGGGTTTGTCATTCCACTAGCAAGATACTTAGGTCTGCGAAAACCCATAAGTGCTTCGGCAACCGCACGACCTTCAAGGTCACTTAGGTCCATTCGTGGATTTGCTGCTTTAAGCACACGAATAATGTCTGAAATTACAGTTGTCCTAGCCATTACTTCTTAACCTTGTACTTCTTTTTCTTACCCTTCCAAGAAATCTTGGCAGGACCCGTCTTCTTTTTAGCTGCCGAAGTACACATCGCCATAGTGGGGCGGCAAGCAGGATACGCACGTTTGCTACCCCCCTTAGCTGACTTGCGACCACAAGCTTTTCCAGTCTTGCAATCTACCCAGCCTTTGCCCTTGTTACGAGCAAACCAGCCGTGCAGACCTTTTGACTTTTCAAGCTTGAACTTGGTAGCCATTACTTACCTTTTTTGTTGCCCCAGTTGGCAGCACCAACCTTGCGACATTTGACAAGAGCACCTGACGCATAGGCAGAAGGCCAAACCTTGTAACGAGCTTTAACCTTGTTGTAGCAAGCGTCTCGTTTAGCTTTGAGCTTCTTTTTAGCCATCAATACCCGCCCATGCCCGGCTTAGTGTTTGCAGCCGCAGGCTTTTTTCCCGCAACCATCTTCATCTTCTTTTTCTTTTTGGAGTCCTTCTTCATGAGAAACTTTGGTTTGCTTCCGTAAGCCATGTTTATTCCTTAAACTGAAGATGTGACTGAAATAGTAGGATCAGCCGGTTGAGTGACTGACACTGAGTTGTCAGCCGGTTGAGTAACAGAAATGTCTACGTTGCTCACGATGTAACCTCTGGTCGTGTAAGTATGGTTCCTTCAAGGAGCCTATACTTTTTTCCTGCTGAAGGAAACCCAGTAAGTTCTACGTCGTAAAGGTAGCTTGCGGGAGCACTAAGTGCTGCTGTGTTGTCGCTTGTAAGATTTACTGTGCAGAGTCCTTCTGCCGCCAGCGTAATCTCAGCATCATATCCGCCAGTAAAGTTAACAGGTGAAATTGCAGAACCTGCTTGAACCACAGTAATCGTGGTGTTGCCGCTTTTTCCATTAGCATCTTGCGTAAGAGTTACGCTTGTTCCGCTGGCTACAGCGGTGATGGTAGAGGCGTGTCCGTTTGAGTGATTAACGGCAGTAGCAAAACTAGCTGCGGTACCTGTCTGGTCTGTACCTGTGTCAAAGATTACATTAGACCCATCGAGGTTTCCACTTGTTCCAGTGTCTTTTGCAACAAACGTTTTTGAAGTTCCGTTTGTAGACACCAAAGTAATCGTTTCGTCTTCAGTGGGGCGGCTTGCAAAAGTAACTGAGCCTCCCGCTGCAATGGTGTAACTGTAAACCTTAACCGCAGCACTGCCTGCATATGAAGTCTTTAGATTCATTTGTGCAGTAGTGCTGCTTGAAAGGTCAGGCTTAGTGCCTGCATTGTTAGTCAAGGTAATAGCAAGACTTTCATCTTGACCCTGATTAACGATCCAACGATACGAAGTTGTCTTTGTAGTTGTTGTCATAAATCCCCTAAACCTTGTGGAAGGTGGCGAGGTCCCGAAGGACCCCGACCACCCGCCTCAAGGGAGAAAGGTTAATTAATTTAATCACCAAAGATCTGGTCGGTGTTACATCCGGTGAGCTTGAGACCACAAGGCTGGTCAGGAACAAGCTGCATTCGGAGCATACCGGGCATCTGGACACCTTCAGTAACGCGGGTACGACCACCGTCAGTACCATCAGTGGTGCTGATCGGAGCCTTAATGCCCGAGTAACCAAGAGCCGGAGCAACAAACTCGAAGGGCAGGAAGGATTCAACTTCACTAGCCTTCTGCGTTCCAGCAGGTGACGGGGGAACGTAACGCTTCCAGTTGTTACCACCCTTACGGATGCCGTAAACTGCGCCGTCTTCGACGTAGTTCGAGGTGTAACCCTGATAGGTACGACCGTCCATCATGAAGGTAAAGCCGTCAGCCGAACCCTGTGAGTTCATCGACGAAGGCTTTCCAGTGCGATCAACCATGTACTGACCGATCTTCTGTGACTCGTAATCAAGCCACACGCCATCGGATGCAATCAGGCAGTCGATGTACATACCGTATCGGTCCTTGGCGCGGTGGAATCCACGAAGGTACTGACGAAGCTTATGCTCAGTCAAGGCACCAACGGAACCCTTCACGTAGGACTTGTGTTCGGCATGAACATCAACGTCAATCGAGTTACCGGAGATAGCATCATTACCGAGGAGGTTACCCGTGGACTTGAGCCATGAGTTCACACCGGCAATAGCACTATCATTTCCGATAGCCTGACCAGCAGTGGTGTTTCGGAAACCGGGGAGACAGATTCTGTCAGCGGTTCCAACTGCACCAGCAGCCATGTTGGTGTTGAGATCTCCCGCACTTCCGACGTTCTGGCCGAGAACAAGCTCGCCCTTCACTTCGTCAACTGCAAGAACATACACACCAGTAGCAGCAGAAAGCACATCATCCTGAGCATCAGACTCGTCGATGATGTCAACACGCATACCAACCGCAAAACGGTGATATGTCTTTTCATTAAGCGTAACCTTGACAGCATCAGTTGCTGAGTGGTCACTAGCCACGTTGGACTTGGTAGCAACGGTACCGAGGACGTAGTTGTCGTTCTCAGTGGTGTACCAAGTGTTGCAGACGGTCTGAGCAATGTTACGAGCAAAGCCTTCCATCTTAGGTGCAATCACGCTACCAATGAATGCAGGGGTTGCTTCAGCCTGAAGCTCGCCCATGGTCATCATAAGGTTGGTGTGGATTGCTCGCATCGGAACCTGAAGACGATACGGGGTGGCATTGGTGCCAGCCGCAGCATCAGGGAAAGTCTGCGAAAGACTCTGAAGGTGACTCTTTGCACTAAGCGCAGCGTCAGCATCACCGAAAAGGGTGAAGTCGTTGGTGTTAGCCTTGTTACTCATCTGAACAACACCGGCCATCGAACCCATAAACACCTTGGTCAAGAGCATGTCTCGACCGAGTTCGGAAGCAGGACCAACACCCTGCGAAGAAACAATGGTGTCCCGCCACGCGGGGTCCATTGACGGCAGAATAGTGCCGATGTTTTTATTAATGACTTCCTCAATACGCCCACTATGCGTATTAAAAAGGGAGTCGGCAGTTACTGTATAAGCCATTGGAAATTATCCTTGGGAATGTGGCTGTTAAGCCTTTGACTCGTCACCAGCAGAAGACTCTTCTGCCAGTCGGGAAAGAACGTCCGTGTTCCAATCTTTAACGGACGCATCAACGTCACCCCTAGTCATCCCCGATTTGAATTCCGGTTCAGGTACTGGAGGTTTTGATGAAAGAGTCGTTTCCCCAGATACTGTTTCCGGTGATCGACCAATGGAGTCAATATCACCGATTACCGTCCGGTACGTACCAAGCACTTCGTTTGTTGCCTTAGCCGCAGCGTCTTCGACCCAAGTCTCGTTAAAAGAGCCTTCCCTAGCCTTACGGTCTTGGAGCATCTTAACGGTTCGATCATGGACCTGCTGTTGCAGACTTGTCCGTGCTTTGTCGTAACTCTCTGTATTGTCGCCTGACTTCAGGCGACTCAACAATACATCAACATCTTTATTCGTGTCAAGAGCATTGTTTACACCTTGTCGCATTTCCTTCTGGAGCATCTGCAATCGGTACTGTCTAAGCTCTTCATTTGCTTGTGCGGCCTGTTGACGGGCCTCACTATCTTGATAATTCATTGATTCACCTGCTGGCAGATCCGCAGTTTCTTCCTGAGTAAAATCAGGCTGTTGTTCTCCCCCCGCTGATTCAGTCTGGAGGGCGTTCTGGTAGTCGTTCATGTACTCTTCGATTTCAGGAGCCGAATAACCGGACTCTGAAAGAATTACACGAGCAGCAGAAAGACGCTGATCTTCATTTGCGTTGTTGGACATAAGCTGAACAGTGCTCTGCTTAAACTCATTCAACTGATTGACTTGGCCTTGCAGATCATTGACCTGACTTTGTGCCTGCATCAAATCACCAAGCGTAAAGGTTCGACCTTCAAACTCGATTTCAGTGTCCATTCCAATTTCTTCGACTTCGTTGTTTTCACTCATTCATCATTCCTTGAGGTTGTTGGAGTTGTTGCCTCGGTGGCATACCGAGGTCTTGGATTTCATCAGGATTGGGAACCATAGAGGGTAGCGTTTGACCCATAAAGGAAATCAATGCTTCTCTAAAAGACTTAAAAGAATCTTGGACTTGATGACTAGCCATAGCCATCTGGGGTCCTGTCATAAAGCTAGACAATACTCTAAGTTGAATATCAGGTCGAGCAGTGTGGGGTGTCAAGATAATCTGTTGAGGATCTCCACCCGACCCAAACAAAGTAAGGATGTTCCTGACAACCATTTCGTAAGCAGCCTTTTCTTCGTCCATCCACATGGCAAAGTCAAGACCTTCCTTCAATGCATACAACTTGAAACCGGCAGGGTCAGTCAACTTCTTATCTAGGAGTTGAATTGCTTCCTGCTTACGAGCCAGTTCCGACTTAGGATTGATCTCCCTAACCGCAAAAGAAATCTGACTCATGTTTGGAATCGGGTTTTCTTTGAAGTTAACCGTGCCTTCTTCTGCATTAATAACCGCACCAGCAAGATCCAAAGTCAACTTGTTTACTGGGAGGGTAGGGTTAGCCACCAAAATGTGGCGGGTAGCAGCAGACACCGTGGATTTGTACATCTGACCAAATGCTCGTTGCAGCCCTGAAGTCGGGTTAGTCATAGCTCGATTCAACTGTTCATCGAGGAACTGAAGACCCGACGCACTATCAACTCGACCCTTTTCAGCAATAAGATCCTGTAGGGGGGAGATCTGCTTCATCACATCGCGGGCAAACCCAGCAACCTTACCCGGTGCATCCCCTGCATTACTAGGGTTAATCACGATAGGTTTAAAGTCTTCACCCATCAATGCGTCCTTGGAGTAGGTCATATACCGCAAACCCTTACCCACATCTCGCAGCATTGCCCGGTCATTGACTGTGCCATGAGGCATAAGAACCACACCGTACTTATCAATATCTCGCACGTTGTTGAATAGCGACTTCATCATCCGCTCAAGTTCTCTAACCAGCGAGAACATCAAGTCAAACATGCCGATGCCATGGAACGTGCCGCTGTCCATAAACCGGGCAACCCCGATAGGACAATACACTTCTACATCGGAAAGGTCTTGGTCTTCAATAACGTAATCGCCAGAAGTAACAATGTACCTTTGGCAAGTACCTCGAGGACCGTCAATCCACACTTCGCGGATCTTAACAACATCCATCTCAGTTTCATACTTGCCTGCTTTGTACTTCAATCCTGAAGCACCGTACTGACCATCAGGATATTCCTGACCAAGTTCACTTTCTCTTTCAGGAACTTCCATGTTGTGGCCTTGTTCCCAGACCCACACATCCATGTCCTTTTTGTTCTTTTCGATCTTGGCCCCGTAGATTTCCTTAAGGAAACTAAGTGGAACCATGCGCTGACGAACTAGACCTCTAACCTTACCACGATCTACGCCGAGGCTTGGGAAAGGAAAGAGTTCTTTGGGATGCACAACCTCAAGGTCAGCAGACAACCCGATAGTGGGGTGATCTGTAATGTGACCCGTAATACCGCAGGAGCCTAGTGTTACAAAAAGGCTGGCAAACTGAGCTTTGACTTCTTCGATCTGGTGATCTGAAAAGACAGCATCAGCAATAAGCTGGGCTGAAGCTCGCTCTCTCATACCCGCAAGTGAGTTACCTTGGCGAAGGGCTTTAGGCCGCAGGTCCATAGAAGACAAACGACCCGTAATTCGATCAATCATCGAAATCAGGTCTTGGGACTGGAACTCAAGGTTGCCATCCTTGTCTAGGTAGTGGGGCACAATCTTGTTATTGCTTGGGTCAAAGATATCAAAACGGCGATATCCATTTAGGTAGTACCAAGCAAGTTGCCACATGCTTCGTCTGTACGAAAGACGGGAAAGCTCCCTGTCAACGTGAAGTGCAATAACACGAGCCAAGGATTTCTTATCTTTGGGAAGCTGTACAGAGTCAATCGCCATCGTTTAGTTTCCTGTAGCCTTGCGGCATTTCTTCAAAAAGATTTACCCCAGCTAGATTTAGAGTCTCCCCCACTGATTCAGGGGTGGGATCTAGTGGGGGGGCCTCGTACACATCTTCCGGCTGAGAAGAAGGTATTAGTGAATAGTAATGTTCTACCAGAGTTCTGTAGTATTCAAAGGGAATTGTGACATATCGAGCACTAGACCCTTGACTCGGATTGGTTGTTTGGTTTGTTTCTTGCATTGAAAAGTTCCGAAACTTGCTCTGCTGTCATTTGCGAAGGGTCCAAAGACTCTACGTAATTAATGCCTGTTTTCTCATCAACTATACTGCCAGACTTGATCTTATCCCACACATCTACAGGTTCGTTTTGGTCTGTAGTTTTGTATTGACGACCCTTTACGATAAACATGGACATGGCAACTGTATCAATAATGTCGTCATGTTGCAGGCCCCCATTGGCTGCGTCAGGGTTGAATTCCTCAATCTGGTTAAACAGCATATCCCAAGGCTTGTCGTATCGACGGCGCAAAGGCATCTTGATTAGGCCATGCTCGAACCTAAAACCCAAGGCATTGATCTTGGATGATTTGTCCATTTGACCCACCTTCAACGCCACGATGCGAGGAAGCGAATCCACACCAGCCATTTCCACAGCACGTTGCTGGACAATGGATTGCATGGTGGCATATAGGGAAAACGATGACCGAACGACTTCGGGATGTATGGATTTGCACCCCCACCGTTGTGCCATCTGGAATGCCTTGGTGATAAGAACTGATTCTTTTGTCTGGCCCGCCCATGTGTCAAGGACGAAAAGAGTTGCCGTAACAGGCTCATAACCCATGAGGGTTGCCACTTTGTAGTCTGAGTCTTTTGTATTGGTGTATGAAGTATCACAGGTTATGAATGTCTTTACCCTAGATGAAAGAAAGTTTGCCAAGGACTCCGATCTCTTTTCGCCTTCCTTGTCGTACCAACAAATTAAGGCACGACTTTTAATCGGGTCTTCTCCGTCAGCTTCTTCAACCCACCAACCATGCTTGGTTTCTTCCATGGTTCCAAAGTGTTGATCTTCAGCTTGGCCCGGTTCAGCCATGTATTCAGCGGCGTAGTTGGCAGAACCGATAAGACGTTTGACTTGTTCAAGAGATACAGCTTCCTTTAACCTCGGGTCCTTTGACTTGTCGGCATCAGTAAGAGGCCACATAAGAGGCCAACAAGAATGAGACTTTCCATCGTCGTCTGTGTACTCTGCTTTAAGGACAAGACGAGACCACTCATCGAAACGAGGATCACGAGAACGAGTACCGCTTGGTGTCTCTTCCACATCCATTGCGTGCCACGCATAATGCCTGCGAGAAACAAACGTAGCCAACCATCTAACACTGGTATCTCTCCGGGTAACCATGGGCATGACAACTTTGAATAGCAACTGTTCCATGTAGGAACGCAGGAGGGATAAAGATGTTCCTGCTCTTCCATCGTATTCAGGGTCATCCAACAAGTAACACTGGGGGCGACCACCGCGCTGCCTTGACTCAGCAGACAAAGCGCGGAACCAAGAACCATTATCGAGGTACATCAACTCGATGCCAAAAGATTTTTCACCTCTTTTAGGCGTAATGCGATTACCGGGTGACTCAGGGGCAAAGTCGTCAAAGATTCTGCTGTTACTGGTAAACTGTGTTTTTAGAATCTGGGCCGTCTGCGCTGCATTATCATGCGAGGAGGTGGCGTAGATAAATGAGTAGCCCGGTCTTGATAGCATCTGCAGGAGTGTGGATTTTCGGATGCAATTGCTCTTAGCAAATCCACGGGGCGCAACAACAATCGCCCGACGAGACAAAGCCCACAAACGATAAATCGCAAAATGCCCGAGCGGTGGATCGAGCGGG